CTTCGGAGGCACGTTGCCACGACGCGAAGAGTTGGGGATACCAGCCGAGGGAGCCCTCGAACGTCCCTGAGAGGAAGAGCCACCCTCTTTTAGGGGCCACTCTTCCCCGAAGCCTATAGAAGGTATCGAGATCTAGCTGTGATGCCTCGCATCCGAGGATACCGTCGGGGGCTCTCATGGCGAGGGTCCTGGGGTCTTTGGCGCTTTTCGTCTCTATGCGGGTCCCGTCCGCGAGGATAATGCGCCCCGGATCAACTCGTTTGGTAACTTCTGCAAGAAGTCCCAGGGATGCGAAGTCCTGGGCGAGGTAATCGAACTCTGCCCGTGTGCGTTCGTAGTCTGCCGCCACCAGCCAATAGAGCCCATGCTCTTCGGTCTCAAGGAACCTGGACATAAGGTACTTGGATGCGACCATGGACTTCCCGGCCTGCTCACCGCCTGCGACGATGGTAAACCGTTTACGGGAGTTGAGGATACTGGCCTGGAAGGGTGTTGGCAGGAAGTCTAGCTTGGAGAATATATACTCCGTGACGGCTGCGGGGTTGGGCCTTTCAGCCGTCGCGCTGGTTGTCATTGGCCTTACGCGCTAGAATTTTCTGCGCCTCAGCTACAGCCTGCTCTCTTTCGGTATCTTGCTCGGACGCATCATCGGACCGTGAATCCCTCGCGGCCTTCTTATTTGCCTTGACGAACCTCTTCCACTCGGCCATGACATCCTTGGCTGCGTTGTCCGCGTAATGGGCGTCTCTCCGATACTTCTCTGGCCAGTGGGCGTTGAGGAGGGTTATAAGCAGGACCGGGTTATCGTTGGGTTTCTGGTTCTTGACCCGATCGACCGCAATATCTTGGAGATACTCCCTGAAGAGCTCCGTCGCCTCCGTATACCTAGCCTTGAACCCGTGGGTATCCTTCCTGGCCCACGCATCGATGGTCGATCGCGGGATATTGATAGCCTCCGCGGCGGACCTGACCGTCCCCGAAACGGCAAAGGCGGCCAAAAATGCGTCCTGGTTGATCTTGGTGATCGCGGCCTGCTGGGGGGTAGCTCCCTTAGCCGTGTCAGACCCCATGTCCCCTTCTCCTGCCGACCCTATTCGCAACGACCCCTCCGACCCTCCGCGCAATATCGAGCCTCCTCGCGATCATCCCGACCCTCTGCCTGGTGATCCCATACTCGTTGGCGATCTCCTGATAGGTCCGATCGGGATGCAGGATAATAGCCCTCGCTATATCCTTAGAACGCCTCTCGATCCTTCCTATCCCGTGCGTGGTGACCAGCGCGTTGTAATCCATGGCCCAAACGTACCGCAATCTCCCTAAATAGTCAATTCTCGTACCGCTAAATCAGTCTTTGGACCAGTCCCAATCCTCCGGTTTATCCCCAAGGCCCTTATCCCAGCACCTGATACAAAACCCATTTGCCAGTTCCGTATCGACCTGCCGGCATATCCGATAGTTGCGACACGCCCCAAAAGACTCATTAGGATTTCTGTCACCCTCCGGTCCACCTCGAGGCGGGCTCATGGCCATGAATACTAACATACCCCTTTCTTACGTTTCCGTTCCGCCGTTCTCACGCCTACCCAGAACAGCAGAATGGAAACGCACGGGCGGATTATGCGGATTATGCGAACCAGGACCCCTCTCTATCGGAAAGGGGTTTTGAGGTTTTGATGGTTTTGACTCTAGGTATTCAAGGGGTTTTGAGGATTTTGAGGGTTTTGAGCCTAGGTATTCTTAGGTATTTTGCCGTCGAACCCGTCGAACCCTACCCATGCACCCCTGAAGACAGGCTCGGGGAAGAGAGGAGACCCCTACCTATACACCTTTATTGAAAACAACCTGGGAAAAGAATACAGCCCTATAACAAGCCATGCAGAGCTCGAGGACAGTTTCCCTTCCGCTTTTCCCAGGACTATGCAGGAAGAGGGAATAGAAATGATTGGTCGCGTCGAAGGACAGGCCGCAATGCCTCTATGTGTGTGTGTAATACCCCCCGGAAACCTATCGAACCGTTCGAACCCTACCCCTGCACGCCTGTATAGACTGCTCTAGCGGTTCTAATACGGTTCTAAAGAAAGAAAGAAAGAAAAAAAAGGGGGGAAAAAAAGAAAGAAAGTAAGAACGCGCACGCGCTATACGCGTTACTAGTATATAACTAGCGCGCGCGCCCCCGCGCGAGAGGGTCGTCACACCCTCTGGGGCCTAGGGGCCCCTCGGGCGTAACTCCCAAATCCCTGAAATAAGCCCATAAAAGATAGAAATATTAGCCGCGCTAGCTACGAAATACCCGCCTACGAATCCCGTTAAATTACATGTAATTACATCGACTTACACTGTAATCACATGTAACGCACCGTAATTAGTCCTGCTCACTCCAGGACTGAGTATAGGGCTATTACGATACTCGTGAGGCCAGAGGCGCTTTAGCACTAAATTTCTGGCACGGGTATCTATATACCTAGTAAGGAGACTCTAAGCCGTGCCCCCTCGCGCGCTGTTTAGGGTTCCCGTACCTTATACCGCGCGGAGCCCTGGCACCCGCAGCCCGCAGCCCGCAGCCCGCAGCCCGCAGCCCGCATGACGCGTGCTCCGTCTGGCGTGGCGCGCGTCTGGCGCGGTGTCTTTTGCTGGCGAGGACGCGCCGGTGAATCTCCCAGCCCCACTCCGAGCACCTGCCGCGTCTCCTCACTCCCGTCATGGCGCGCGCCATGTCTCCCAGGACGCCGGAATCAGATACCCAAATAGGTATTGACAAGCGGCCCGCATTGCTGTATCGTAGCTATGCGATGGCAGTTTCAACGAACAACGGCAAGCTTTACAGGCGGCCGGACAAGAGGGCGCGTGACAAGTGGCGTATAGCGGGTGGCCCTGCTATTGCTACCACCCACGCGTCCACTGTTAAGGTCGAACGTAAAGAGGCTGCTCGCCTTGGAATTGCCAAAGCGCAACGCCAGATTCAATCTGGCAATCGGAAGAACATGAAGCTGGATTGCAAGGTGAAGCCTATACGTTAACCAGTCACCACATAAATGTCAGCCTCCAGACGTTAACAGGTTAGGTTTAGCTTGTAGCTAGTGCGTGGCGCGTGTCTTGTCCCTATTTAGGGACAAGGGGGACATCATGGACACCACAATGAAACGTCCAGTAACCATAGACGCGCAGCACGCTATCACGGCATGGGTAGAAGCTTTCACAGACTTGTACCTTGCGATTAACGAGTTAGGTTTGGGTGAGGAGTGGAAACAAACTCCCATATACGGGAGTGTTACCAGTCAAGCGGAAAAGGTTTTCGCATCGTTGACGCGCAAGGGAACGGTCATCAACAATTCGCGCGAAGTGGTTTTCAATCCGGGCGCGCCAGAATGGAAACGCGCCTTGAAGTCAGACCAAGATAGCCTACTCCTTGCGTACGCTATCGCATGTCTAATTGAAGTATCCCACGTTGGAAACGATAAGAAAACGCGCGACAAACAGGAAAAGAAGTGGACAGGCGAATTCCAAACAGTCTTAAAACGTAACGGCCTTGTTGTTAAGACGCGCAACCTTAAGGTGGAAGCAAGCGAGAAGCTAGCCAAACGGGTGCCAGAATTCGCAAAGCAATTGGCAATATTGCGCGATGCTATCAGCGTTGAAACGCCAGAACGTAAGGCGTCCGACTCTGATAAGCAACGCGTACGCGTTTACTGTCAAGGCGATTGTGATCTATTCCAGAATGTCACAATGACGCGCAAGAACTTTACCGCGTGGCAAAGCAACGAACGCGGGAAATGTCCAGACCATAACGTCAAAATATCCTTGAAAGTAGTCAAGAACTAACACAATCAGACGCGCGCCACGCATTGGCTACAAGCTAAGAACGCCGGACGCATGAGCTGCGGCCCAGGCCCTGGGCCCAGGTACGGGGAAAACCACGGGGAGCTCCGTGCCCAAGCTTGTCCCGATTTCGGGACAAATAGGGCGAAGCCACATATGGGAAATACCGCAACCAGGCTTGTCCCGATTTCGGGACAAAAGTTCTGCGATCGATCACGGGGAATACCGTTACATAGCTTGTCCCGAAATCGGGACAAGACTAGAGAGGGGGTGATGCCTATACCAATGCGTCGCGATCGAGGCGTTAGTAAGTCTGTCCCGATTTCGGGACAAGAGAGGATCGAGATGAAGTCTAAGAAACGTACGCAGCTTTCCAGGGGCGAACTCCTGGAGAGATATAGAGCAAGCGAACTACGCAGAGAAGTGATCGGGATTATTCACGCCGTACTTGAGGAGGTGAGGACGTGAGCTATCGAGAGGCACTACACGAGATCCGGGAACTCGAGACCGCAGGGTATTACGAGGGCGAGGCAGGGCGGAGAGAAATGCAGGCCGTGACGAGAGAGTGCCGCGAACGGCGGGACATCGGCGAGGTCCTGCGAAAACTGGCGAGAAGCTACTAGCCGAAGGAGGCTTGATATGACGATCAAGGACAGGAAGCCAGATACGGATTACCGCTATCGTATCGTGTCAGGACACGACGGGCACCGCCTCACCTGGCACTCGCTGGAGTGCAACATCGGGCGCAGCGCGAAGTGGTCAAAACGTACGGACTACACGCCGGAATCCCGCAGGGACGCGATAGAGGCCAAACGCGGCCGGAGGCCGTATTACACGGATCATATGGCCCGGTGCTGCCTGGACAAACAGGCCGGCGCAGCCAATGCCAGCCCGTCGTTTACGACAAGGCAAGCGGACAAGCTATTGCGCGAAGCGCATACAGCGGGCTTGCTAGCCGGCAACGACGCCAACCCCACGCCTATGGTGGTAGGCACGCCCACAACCCCGCTGGGGAACGATATCGACCCCGAAAAGACAACGTACTACGTGAGCGAGGGCGCATGCGGCTTCGCCTGGGTCGTAATCAGACCGGGCAACAGCTCGCTGGCAAGACAGGCCAAGAAGCTAGGCATCGGAAGCACCCACTATGGTGGCGGCACAAGCATATGGATAAGCGAACACGGCCAATCGGTCGAACGTAAAGCTAAACATGCCGCCGCGTACGCAAAAGTCCTACGGGATCGCGGCGTCAACGCTAGTTCTGAATCGCGGATGGACTAAATGGACAGAGAAAGAGGTGAACACGTGAGCGTCACAATGTGCGATCTACGCCAGGCCCTGAAGAGGCTGATGATAGCCACCGGCCACCGTAAGGATTACTCCCTGGAGGAGTGGGAGGACGAGGATCGATACAGGTTGGTTCGTGACCACGGGAGTAGGTGGGTCAGCCAAGGCGGCAGGCTAACTAAAGAGCAACTCTACGAGTGGATAGACGCATACACCGAGGGCGTCTACGCGGGGCTTTGGGTTTGCCGAGAGGAGGTGATAGATGGATCCCGATAACTTAACGACCAGGAACCGCGAGCATGCGTTCGCCGATGCGATCGCGACAGGCGTCCTCACCAGGGAGACCGCCCCCATGTACATGTATATGTACACGGATCGCTACCGGGGCGATGCGTTCAAGCACGTAGATACCAGGCGGTACGTCTACAACAACGCTATCAGATATAGGCTGGACTACAAGAGGGAGGTGAACTGATGCAGACCCGAGGTCAGCGAGACAAGCTTAGATTTAGCATCGCCAACGCAAAGCTTAAACGCCTCAAGAAGCGGATGGGAGTAAAGCGGATGTACTCTATCTCGCTTCCGAGTGGCTGGACCTGCCCGGGCGCGACGCTATGCCTGTCCAAGGCGGATCGCATAACCGGCAAGATAACAGATGGGCCGGACACCATATTCCGGTGCTTTTCCGCCACCTTGGAAGCGATGTCGCCCCAGCTACGTGCGATGGCTTGGCATAACTTCGATCTGATCAAGGCCGCAAAAACCCGTGAAGCTATCGCCGCCTTGATCCTCGACTCACTCCCGGTCGATGCTGAGGTATGCCGAATCGACGTAGGCGGCGATATGTACTCACTTGCATACATGGCTTCCTGGATAGATGTAGCCAACGCCCGGCCCAACGTCATATTCTACGCCTACACTAAGTCTATCCACCACTGGCAGCGACTCGGAGAACTCCCGCCCAACTTAGAATTCACGGCCTCTAAGGGCGGCCTCTTTGACCACTTAATCGCCCAACGTAAATCCGCGACGGTAGTATTCCACCCTGATGAGGCGGCCCAGCTCGGCCTTGAGATTGACCACGATGACTCGCACGCCGCCACTGGCAAGGAAAGCTTCGCCCTACTCATACATGGCACGCAGCCAAAGGGCACCGCCGCCGCCGCCGCCATTAAGAGATTGAAAGCCGAAGAGATCGAATATAGCTACGCATAAAAGCACGCCCCCAGCGCAGGCAGGGAGGAGGTGATCGCTGGCCTGCACAACACTGAGGACGCACGGTAATTATACCCGATAGAGGAGGCGAGATGACACACACCCCAGGACCGTGGGTAATCGACCACCAGCGGATAGGGCCGCCCGGAGAACCCGTGGCGCTACTTTGCGACACGAACGCGCCGATGACCGGCACCGTGGTTGACTGGCCCAGAGGCAACGACATCGATACTGCCATTGACGATACCGAAAATGAGGCCAACGCATGGCTGATCGCCAGTGGGCCCGATCTCCTCGCAGCCCTGAAACAGTGGATTAGCATGGCTCTCAACTCCGGGCTGGAGGGCTGCGACGAGATCATCGAGACCGCCTCTCTAGCCATAGCCAAGGCCACCACCGGCCAGCGGGAGGAGCTATGAGCGGAGTCAACTATCCTGGAGTCGATTGGGAGATCAGACCTGATCAGGCAGCTACGGTATGGAGCGACGAGGTGCTACACGAGATTTGGTGGGATACCCAGGATGCCGGTAATCCCGGCTACGCCTACCGGACCAGCGGCGACCTGATAAACGAGTCTGGACCACTGGAGGCAACTAGTCTGGCAGAGGCGATCACCGAGTACGAGGAGCTAGTCGTAGCCAAGGCCGAGGAGGTGACGCGATGAAGTGGACCGTCCACCTCGCAGTGCCTACCGCCGTCCTCGATCAGGATCACAACCTTGTGGTCCAAGCTCGGACCCCTGGTGAGGCACGCCTGATCGCCAGTGCGTCCGATCTATTGTCCGCGTTGACGGCGCTGGTAGAGTCCATCGAGAACGTAAACTTTGGCGTCCATGATGACGATGGGCGAACCTACGACGCAATACCGTGGGCGCAAGCCGAAGCCGCAATCGCCAGGGCCACGGGCCAGGGTGAACTCGATGAAATTTGACCAGAACGGCAACCCCATACATCGGGATGTCCGACAAAATCCCACTGATGGTCTCTGGTACACAAACGTATGGACCGGGCTCCAATACGTCACCAACGTGAGCCGATACGGCTACCGCACACGGGCCGAGGCACGGGACGGGGATATCTCTGACTTCGACGCGGCTTCCTATCACGAACCCAAGGCCACGGGCCAGGAGGAGGTGAGATGACACAGACAGGAAGAGAGCCGATCATCACAGCCGACAGGCCGTGTTGGGAATTCATCGAACCCGTGACCGGTAGGCTGATCACATACACATTGGGATACATAACCAATGACCTAATCCCGTGCATGGCAATGTTCGCCGGCGAGGATAATACTCCGATCCTGGTGCCGGTGGATATCATGGTTCACGCCATCGAGATCGCAGCAGCAAAAGAACGCGCCGAGGAGGAGCTATGACACACACTTGCACAACCAACTCAGAGTCAGAGTCTAATCCTATCTCGCGTTGTTGCGGGATAGAAGCTGATGACAACACGCCTCTCACCGTCTGCCCTCGCTGCGGCAAGCTGGCCGCCTGGGAATGTGGCGACTGTGGAATCACAGAGTGGGCGCACTCGGACCTGTATACCATCGACCTTGCTCACGATATGGGTGAGCGGGACCTCACAAGCCCCTTTGATTGGAGGAAATAATGTGGCTGCACGTACCGTCAACGTCCTCAGCATCTGTTCGGGCATCGGAGGACTGGACCTCGGATTGCGAAGTGTCCTCCCTACTAGAACGGTGTGCATGGTGGAACGGGAAATCGGCGTCGCCTCGATCCTTGCGGCGCGCATGGCAGACGGCTCCATCGATCCGTGCCCTATCTGGTCTGACATTACGTCCTTCAACCCTCAACCGTGGCGTGGCCGAGTGGATCTCATCGCTGGCTCCCCGCCCTGCCAGCCCTGGTCAACCGCCGGCCAACAACGAGGAGCTGATGACGAACGCAACCTGTGGCCCGCAGTCGCACGGATCGCAGAAGGCCTCGGGTATCCAGCTCTCTTTATGGAAAACGTCGCCAGTCGAAAGATGCTCTCCCACTACTACCACACCATCCGGCCCCAGCTTCTCGGCGTGGGCTACAGCACTCAGGAAGGACTCTTTACTGCGGCAGAAACAGGCGCTCCGCATAAGAGGCAACGACTCTTCTTCCTGGCCTACCGCAACGAGGCTATGGGGCACGCCGACACAGGACTCGGCGACCATGAGGCAGAACAAGTACGCGCAGGGGGGGAACCCTCTGAGCCTGGAAGCAGCCAACTGG